GGCTGCTGTACCTGCCAGAACACGAATCCCACAGGTGCGAGTGGAACGATCACAGTAGATTCCGATTGCTACATAACGATTCAGAGATTCATCTACATAGGAAGAAAGGTCGATGGTATGCAGGGTATCACTGATAAAATAGTGTCCATCGATCCACGCCTTGCCCGTGCCAAATGTAACGGATAAATTTTTGACCGTTGGTGCAAAACACTGCCGGTACGTATCCAGAATCCCATTGCAAATCAGGCTGGACAAATATGCGGTGAAATCCTCTGCGGTATACACCCGGTCGAGGTTTTGTGCGTTAAAAAATCCATAGGAAAATGCCATATGCTCACTCCATCTCCTTAAATGTCGGTGTCAGACTTCTGCCGTTCTGATCGAAACTCTCTACCATGCCGATCAGCTGGATTCTGGGCTGAATCAAGCCAAATCTTCTCTGCTCCACAGTTACATAGTCGCCCACAAAATAATCCTTGTTGTACTGATACTGGGTGGAAAAAGCAGCGATAGCAGATTCCGATGCCGTTTTCGGCTGTACCAGATGTTCTGCACCGCTGCTTTTCAAGATTTCCAGATATTCCGCATCCGTCACATCTTCTTCCTGTGTGGTGTTTCGCTCGTCCACATAGACCTCATAGCGGTCAAGATAGGTCGGCTCTGTACCGGAACAGAAGGTCGTGCGCTTTCTGGCATTTCCTTCGCCGCAGCCCAGCACATAGGCGAAGTTTTTCTGCACGGCATCGTCCGCTGCATAGGAAAAGGACAGCAGATTGTTGTACGCATCGGAGAATACGATGTGGGGATTTTCATCCTGTAACAAACTGCGGTCTGTTCCGGAAAACAGGTCGCATTTCAGTGCGTTTCCATCCAGCCGCACATTTGCCGAACCGCCGATGGTTTCACAAAGGCTGTACAGCCATTCTAAGATGTTATCATAGCTGACCTGCATGCGTGCGGTTTTCTGCCAGCAGTCACCGGAAACCGTTCCCATGGAAAAACCGGGCAAATTGCGGATTCCGGCAGAGATCGCATTGCGGGATAGCACCTTGCGGACGATGTCCTCATAGCTGCCGTTTGCGGTGATGGTGGGATAGATGATTCTTCGTTCCAGCAGGCTGGCAAGAAACCGTCCGGTGACCGTCAGATAATCGCCTTTCTCAGCATCAGTTTCCAATTGCAGAGATTCAATGATGCCGAAGTGCTGGGCATCATCACTCCTTGCCACAATTCTGCCACACTGAAAGATAGATACATTCTGCGGACTGGCAGCGATATACACCTCAAAACAGCCGCATTGGTAAAATTCAATGTCCCATAAGAGTGAAGAATAGCTGTCGCAGATGGCTTCCAGTGACACAGAAATCTGATCTTTCAAAGCCATCAAGCTGTAAATTTCCAACTGCATTTCTCACACTCCCAGATAAGAATTGCGGTGCATCAAAGTTACACGCAGCTTTTTCACACCACGAACTGCCTCGACCCGAAAGATATTTGTGCCTTCCTTCAAGGTCAGCCAAGTCGAACCGGAAACCAGCCGGTTCAGGATATTGCTGTCTACGCCGTTTCTGGTCAAGGTGACGGTCTTGTTTCCAGTTTTCGTGGTAACCGTAATGACATCACCGGTCAGAATATCGCCTTTGATTTGCAGATATTCGCCATTTTCGTTGTAGATGGTCGGTGTCACTGCCACCACTTCCTGCGGAATGTCGCTGGGCAATGCCTCAATTCGCAGTGTGAATCCGGTTTCATCTCCGTCATTGGTAATGGATAAGGCATCACTGTTGGAATACACACCCAAAGGAAACGGAGCATCGCTCTCTGGAAAGGGAAAGTGAAATGCTCCGGTGATGCCGCTGTAATAGGCATAGAAAATATCCCGGCTGTACCAGTAAATATCCGGACAGAGAATGGAGATCTGCCCGCTGATCTGCTGCTCAAAATGCTCTACCTCGCAGGTTTCTACATACCCTTCGGCATAGACATCGATGTTCGCCGTCTTGTACCAGATCTTGATGTATCGGGACGGCTTGACCACATGATACAGCTGATGCCGCCGTTTCTCAATACCGATGCCACGCATGGCAAAGGAGATGACCACGTTTCGTTTTTCGATAAAGGCGTTGTTCAGGTAGCTGCCGTTCATGCCTGTGTAAGAAGAAGTGGAAATCGTTCCGGCAGGTGGATTCAGACCTTCGATTTTGGATGTCATGTATTGGTTGGCGGTGGTGGATAGATTCACTTGTTCGCCGGATTCGTTTTCGAGGATAAGGGTGAAATACATGGGATACCTCCTTGCTTTTTCTGGTGGGGTGTGATATAATAGATAAAAATGATAGGGGCATTAGCCCTGTAAATCGGAATTTGTGTGACGAATTATGATATTTAATTTAGAGACGAGGTTGTTAAAGATGAATATAAAACGTATGATTGAAGAAGATAACAGAATAGGCAACTTTATCAATGGAGAATTCTTATCCTATGCTGAACAGAATAATGTTGATTTGAATTATAATGAATTCTGTTTTATTGCGGAAAGCGATGATGGTGAGATAGTGGGTGTTATTACAGGTCGTGCATATTATAATGAGGTGCATATAGGTGATTTGATTATACATAAAGCTCACAGAAAATGTGGATATGGAAGTAAACTTGTTTCAGCAGTTGAGGAAACATTTCAAAATGCAGGATATGATAAAATTACACTCACGACATTTGGATTTCAAGCACCAGAATTCTATAAGAAACTTGGATATATCGTTGAATTCATTCGAGAAGATAAAAATCCTAAATTATGCAAGTATTTTTTGTCAAAGCGAATCATTCGATAAATTCCAGTTTACCACTCTACACATTCAACGCATTCCGTGTCAACCGATAAATCTCCAACCGTGACAATGCCTTCGGCGATTGATTGGTCTGATTCACCGTTTTCCGGTTGTCCGTGTTGTAATAATTGTTCACCGTCCCACCAGAACTGCCGGGCAGCATTGCTCCGGAGATTCCATGCAAGCTGTAATTCAAATCAGAATCCATGGTCAGCTGCATGGCTTTCGCCACACCGCCCACTGCTTTTTCCACATACTTCTTGCTTTTGTCGATGCCGTCTGCCAGCCCTTTCATAAAGTCTGGCATCCAGCTCTCGTAGTCTGTCAGCGGTCCTTTGTCCGGAACCGAGAAGTGCAGGAAATCCCGAATGGTATCGGCAACATTGATGACGCAGTCCGCCAGCCAGCCGATGGCACTCTGAATGCCGTCAATGATTCCCTGAATGATGTCCCGTCCCCAGTTCCAGGCATCGGACGCCAATCCCTTGATATATCCCACAGCGTCATCGAATCCATTCTGAATGGTGGATTTGATGACGCTGATTTTGTCGGAAACCGCAGAACGAATGTTGTCCCAGATGCTGGACACCGTAGAAGAAATGCTCTGCATCACGTTAGAAATGGTACTCTTGATGCTGTTCCAGATGTTAGATACCACCGATTGGATGGCGTTCAGAACATTGGAAACCGCAGAAGAAATCTGATTCCAGATAGACGATACCACAGAAAAAATGGCATTCATCACACTGGAAATCGTGCCGGAGATGCTGTTCCAGATGGAAGAAACCACATTCCAGATCGCAGACAAAACAGACGAAATGAAACCAGATACCGCATTCCAAACCGTAGTCACCACATCTTGAATCGCTGTCAAAACCGTGGAAATTGTAGTAGAGATGGCATTCCAGATGGTTTCAAATGTCGTTCGGATACCTTCTAAAATCGGCGTTAAAAATGCCACGATTGCATTCCAAATGGCACTGATCTTCTCCGAGATCCAGTCCATCACTCTGCCCACAATGATCTGAATGGCTTCAAAAATCGTCTGAAACAGATAGCCGAATGCCGTGATCAGCGGTTCTAAGGTGGTGTAAATGGCATTCCAAACGGTCGTAATGACGTTATAAATTGCCTGAAAAACAGTAGAAACCACGTTGTAAATGGCATTGAAAATCGTGCTGAAAAAGTTGTAGATCGCCGTAAAAATGGTGGTGAAAAAATCCCGAATCGCTGTAAATACGGTCGTTGCCACCATCTGAATGGCAGTGACAATGGTGGTGAAGGTATTGGAAATAGACGTCCAAGTGTTGACGAAAAAGTCCCGGATTCCGGTAACAATTCCCGTGAAAAAGGAAGCGATGCTGTTCCATGTGTCCACGAAAAATGTTTTGATGGAAGTCCAGACTTCGTTCCAACTTGTTCCGAACCATCCCAGCACCACATCTGCAATGTCTTTCAGGGTATTCATGATATTGCGGAACGTGTTGACAATGAAATCCCAGATAGAGGTAAAAATACCCTTGATACCGTCCCAGCACTGCTCCCAGTCGCCAGTAAATAGACCGATCAGTACATCAAGTGAATTTAAGAGAATATCTGCAAATCCAGAGAAAATATTAGAGATATTCTGAAAGACGCCTTCAAAAATGGGAGCCAGCAGATTGCACAGTCCATCCCATGCCGCTTTCAGCACATCGGTGAAACTCTCAAAGTCGAATCCCAGAGCATTTAGCCGGTCAGTGATGCCCTGTGTCAATCCGGTAAAGGTGCTTTTGATCTGTTCCCAGATACCAATGATATTGCTTTTGAATTCATCATTGGTTTTCCAGAGATGCACAAAGGCAGCCACCAAAGCGGCAACAGCTGCGATAATGGCGAGCAGCGGACCTAATGACACGCCCAACGCTCCGGTAATGGCTCCAATGCCACCTTGCACAGTAGAGAAAAGGGCAGGCAGTTTGGACACTGCGGAAAAGACCGTTCCCACGCTGGAAATGGTCTTTCCCAGCACCACCAGCATCGGACCCAGAGCAGCAGCCACCAGTGCAATTTTCGCAATGGTTTCTTTGGTCTGCGGATCCAGTTGATTCAGCTTGTCCACCAGTTCCTGAATACGGGAAACAATGGAGCGAATGGTAGGCATCAGAATATCACTAAAACTGATTGCCAGTTCTTCCAGCTGGGACTTTAAGATGGTTACTTGTCCGGCAAGGTTATCCTGCATGACCGCCGCCATTTTTTCAGTTGTGCCATTGTAGCCGTCTACTGTATCCGAACAGGTGTCAATGGCATTGGACAGCTTTTCAAAATCCGCCGGGGAACCGTTGATGATCGCCAGCATACCGGACATCGCCTCTTTGCCAAACAGTGAGGCAGCCGCCTGTGCCTGTTCTGCCTCAGAAAGACCGCCTAATTTCTGACGGAGTTGTTCCATAAGTTCTCGTAAAGAGTACATCTTGCCGGAACTATCCGTCAGAGAAATGCCGTACTGTTCCATGGCAGATGCTACCGTGCCTGTCGGCTTTGCCAGATTGGTAATGGCAGCACGCAGTGCTGTACCAGCCTGTGAGGATTTGATACCGGCGTTCGCCATCAGTCCGATGGCAATGGCAGAGTCTTCAGCAGAGTATCCCAAAGAACCCAGTACCGGAGCAGCATACTTGAAAGTTTCGCCCATCATGCTGACGTTGGTATTGGCATTGGAACTTGCAGCCGCCAGAATATCCGCAAAGTGTCCGCTGTCCGAAGCAGACAAACCGAAAGCGGTCAGAGCATCCGTGACAATGTCCGAAGTAGATGCCAAGTCTTCACCACTGGCGGCGGCAAGATTCATGATGCCTTCGATACCGCTGAGCATATCGTTGGTTTTCCAGCCTGCCATCGCCATGTAGTTCATAGCTTCCGCAGCCTCACTTGCAGAGAACTTCGTTTTACTGCCCATTTCACGTGCTTTTTCCCGGAGAGCATCCATCTCTGAACCGGTCGCACCGGACACCGCTGCCACCTTTGACATGGCGGAATCGAAATCCGCACCAGTTTTTACGGCAATGGTTCCCAGAGCCGTGACACCGGCGGTGACCGGCAGCAGCTTTTGTCCTACACCGGAAATCTTATCTCCGGCTGACTGCAGCGTTTCACCCAGAATGCCCATCTTTTCCAAGGCGGTGTGAGAATTGTTTGCTTCTGTGGTCAGGCGTTTCAGTTCGTTTTCGGTTTCGATGATCTCACGCTGCAAAGCATCATACTGCCGCTGTGAGATTTCACCATTTGCAAGAGCCGTATTGGCTTGTTCTGCGGCAGTTTTCAGCACTTCCAGCTTTTCTTTGGTGGCAGATACCGCATCTGCCAGCAACTTGTGTTTTTGAGATAGGAGTTCCGTGTTGGTCGGATCAAGTTTCAGCAGCTTCTGGACATCTTTCAGCTGCGTCTGCGTGCCCTTGATGTCCTTGTTGACACCTTCTAGTGCCTTGGACAGCTTGGTGGTATCACCGCCGATTTCTACAGTGATGCCTTTGATGCGGTTTGCCATAAATTTCACCTCCTCCGTGAGGGCATGAAAAAAGCACCTGCCGGAGCAAGTGCTTTATATACCATTATTGATGGAGCTTAGATTTTACATAATATTTTTTTAGCAGCTGTATCAAGTTCGACTTTTTTAGTGGAATTCGTATAATACTTTCTGACTGTCTCGTACAATGCGCTGCACAAGTACATTATATCGATACTTGCTGTTGCCTTCATTACTTTATCATCGATGCTATATATCCAGCCATCATTCATATACTTACCATCTCTTAATATAGACTTCGGTTGTACTAAATCTAAAATAAGAGTGTAAGATAATCCTTGCCCCTGAATAACAAGCGCGTCATTAATATTCGAATCTAAATTATGAAGCACTCGACATCTAAGAGCATAACAAATTATACCTGAAAATTCAATATCCTCAAAACCTTGAATACCTACTTTGAAATAGTCATCATCCATGTAGGCATCTACCCAAGAAATATACGTATTTCTATCTCCGGTCTTTAATCCATTTTCGATTTGGCTACACATATCCGGTAAAGCTAATGCCAGAGTAAGTGCTGAATAAAACGTCTCGTTGGAGATAGATCTTGACAAATCATCTAACAGTGTTTCCATTGGTGACATAACGCATAACTTCCTTTTCATAATATTGAATATAGTAAACAGAGTATTTGCGAATCAATAAACAGGTTACTGCTATCAAAATCATTATAGCACAGAAGGAAGAAAACGTCAATTATCAGAACGCATCAAAGTCCGCCTGTCCAGCGACTTCGTGCCAGCCGTCAAAATCATCGTTTTCACGCTCCGTGAACATATCATTGATGATTCCGATCGTCAGCAAGTCCAGCTCGGTCAATGTCAGACCAAGCTGAACGCACCGCAACAAAAATAGTGGTGTGGTCATCGGTCTGTCAATCGGGCGATGTTTTTTTTAGACTTGACCTGTGTTTCTACGTTCAAACCCCAGAGGTCGATCAACTGCGGCAAGATCTCATAAATGCTGAACGTGTTAAACTGCTCCAACCACTCGTCCGGCGATGCCGGAATGGCTGCATCGGCGTGTTTTGCCATGATATAGGCGATGTTCTCAAACACTTCAAGGCTTTCAATATCCAGTGCGGAGGATTCCTCTGTATTTTCTCCCACAGACTTTTGCAGTGCTGCAAAATCCTGATAAATATCTCTGCGAAATTTCAGACGATACAGTCTGGGGACTGCCGCACTTGCCTTAAACGGCACATCAATCCCATCAATGGTGATGTTCTTCTGAATTGCCATACTGCACCCTCCTTACGCTTTCACAGATGCTACGGATGCTTTACCACTCTGTACAGCGGCAGCCAGATTTGGCATATATACCGCCTTGTACCAATTCTCATAAACCTCGGCATCCGTTTTCTCACAGGTTTTAGTTTTTACCAAACCACTGTTCAACGCCGTTGCGGTCAAAGACAGCGTTTCTGTTTTAACTTCCTTTTCGTCCTCAATGGTGCTGGATTCTGTTGCCGGACGAGAGGCGGAACAGCAGAACAGACAGTGCCGAATTTTATTCTTATCGCCGCTGAATTCAAACAGCAGGGCAAACTGCGATACTTCTGCAGTATTGGTTTCCGTGAGAACGCCCTTTTCATCCAGTTTCTCACCGAGAATGTCTGTCGCAAACTCAAGCGGAACCAATGCGATTTCAAGATCTCCAGTGTAACCGGAGTTATTGTTGATCACATAGTACACACCATCGTCAGCGTAAAAATTGGATGCTTCACCTTCTGCATCGATAGACAGCGACACTGCACCGGGAATGCGAACTGGCTTTGCAAAAGTCGGTACACCTTCTTCATCATAAGAAGTGATTTTTGCATAGTGAACTTTGTTCAGACCGAACTTTACCTTGTTTTTCTCCATTGCCATATAGATCAAACCTCCATCTCATAGAGTACTTCATACAATTCTTCCGAATCAATGAATGTTTCTGTTTTTGTATAATAAATCTCGTGCTGGGCAAGCACTGACTCCACCTGTTCTTCCAATTCCGGCTGCTTTTTGTCTGTGTACAATTCAATGTCCAGTTGTTTGCAACTAAAATATGCCAAATTATCCGCTGAAAATGTATTTTCTCCGAGAGATAAAAACAGCAAAAAAGGCGGTGCAGGGCTTTCGCCCTCGGCAAAATGATGGTAGGCGAAAGGCAGTCCCATTTCCTCCATCATTTCTGCGATTTGTTCGTAGGTCATGACAAAGCCCCCTCAATCAAATGCTCCAGCAACTGCACACCGTTTTCTTCCGCAGGAGCAATATGCGGTTTGCCGGATACCCGACCACCGCCACGCTTGGCATGCCCCTTTTCCAGAAGATGTGCCAGTTGATATCTGTTTTTAGAATGTACTGTCATCTCCAAAGAGTGACTGTTTTCGCCAGTCTTTTTCGTTGCCCAGCTTTTTGCATATTTTCCGGTGTCCTTCGGAGCATTGGCGGAAATCTCGTTTTTCACTTGCGTGGCGGTTTTCCGGACAGCCTTTTTCATAGCGGTATTCGCAAGGTCTGCATATTCCTGCAAGCCCTGCATGATTTCCTCCGCAAGATCGTCAATACTGGTCATTTTGCCCTGCCTTTCTGGCTTCTGCAGTAATTTTCAGATAATCCTTGTGCAGATAATCCAGTGTAATACCGGTGATGTCATAGACAGCCCCCTGAAATAAAATCCGGTTCGCAGACGTGGACGGCATCCAGTGCTGGCTTTGCCGAATGAGGAATTCCAGTGTTTGTGTTTCTTTGGTTACGCCAGCTTCCGTATTTTCTACGGAAGATTTCAAGGTTGCCCTTGCCCAACAGGAAAAAGCTTCGTCCCACACAGCGGTGTGATTGCCGATTGCATCGGTAACGACACGACTTTCCAGAAAGGTGATTCGCTGATTGAGTGTTCCAATTTCCATCAAATCACATCCTCTCGCTGTGCAAACAGCATGGCACGAAGCGTTAATGTCAGCTTGGAAAAGTCTGCGGTATTGCGGTTTTCATAAAGATAGGAAACCGTGTAGAGCATTGCTGTCCGTACCACATCTTCGTTTTCTGCCAGCTGTGTTTCATCCATTCTGCCCACATCCATGACCAGCTGTTTTGCTGTGAAAATCAAGGAAAGCAGCAATGGATCATCGTCCTCAAAATCAATCCGCAGATATTGCTTGACTTCCTGTAAAGTTACCACCCACTCCAACCCCTTTCTCTGATTACGCTTTCATGCCAAGTGTCTTTACGGCTTCGGTCAAAATCAGTCTGCCATCGACACGCTGAGATGCGAGAAATCCAACCTGACCATTCATTGCAAATACTTCATTCAGTCGCTTAAAGGAACGTCCCTGACGGTCGCCGATCCAGTAATAGCTGAAATCGCCGAAAGCGAGACACTTTGCACCTGCCTTGATTTCCGGCACATAGCTGGAAGTGTAGTACGGACGATTGAGAATGGTATCCGGAACGCCAGCTTGTACAGACGGATTCCAGATGTAATTGCCAGTGCTGTCCTTCAGCTTACGAAGTGCCTTTACTGTGGAATCATTCAGTACCCATACAGCTTTCTTCCGATACGGGCTTCTCAAGGAATAGAACAGTTCCAGAACATCATCGAAAGTGATATTTGCAGTGCTGGTTGTTGCCCCGCTTTCTGCACCACCCGTTGCAGCGAAGATACCGGTCGGCTTGCCCTTGCCATCACCAATGAAGAATGCCTCTTCTTCCTTTGCACCGATTCTTCTTGCAAATTCCTTTGCAATATAGGACGGCAGGTCAAAAGCAGCATCATTCAGCAGTTCCTCAGAGATCTTAATTGCTGTGCCAACCTTGTACGCACCGAGGGAAGCCTGTCCAAAGGTATCATCCGACAGCTTATATGCGTCCTCCTCATCCATCCAAGCAGCTTCGCCCTTAGAAGTAACGATGGGAATCTTTCGATCACCAGAGGAAGTTTTGATGACGGTTGCCAACTGCCGGAAAATGTTTTCTTCGGTCAGGGCTTCTACCAGTTTTCGTTCAAATTCATCCGGCACAAGATAGCCACCCTCAGTATCTGTACCAACCTGCAGGTCGTTTCGGACATCGTAAAAATTGCGGTTGCGAATGCTGTTCCAGAAAGCAGTACGGTATTCGTCAGATGCAATCCCTGTCTTGGTATCGCCGTGAATGGATGCGTTCGGCTTGTTCTGAATCGGCGTAGAAGTGGGCTTGTTCATTTCTGCCTCAATCTGAGCCTGTCGTTCCAGCCGCTGGATTTCCTTGCCGTATGCCACGATCTGCTGCTCCATGGCATCGTATGTCTTGCTGTCCTCTTCCGAAAGCAGACCGCTTTCATTTCGCTTGGAATCCAAAAAGTCACGGGCAGTATCCCATGCCTTGCTTCTTTTTTCTCTCAGTTCCTGAATTGTCATAGTATCAGTCCTCCTGTATTTTTAATATTTCAAAAGCTCCAACCGCTTGTCCAATTGGTTGATCGGCGTGCCTTTGGATGCAGTTGCAGAAATCTTCTGCAGAAAAGAATCCAGCGTTTTGGATGGTGTGTACAGCATGGATGCTGTGCTTTCCTTCTTTTTTTCATCCGGATCTTCTTTAGGAGATTCCTCTGTTTCTTCTTCATCTGGATCTGTTTTTTCTGGTTCTTCTGGAACAAACGGATTCTTTTTAGAAAAGAGAATGCCGTCTACAAATCCCAGCTGCAATGCTTTTTCTGCATTCATCCACGTTTCTTCATCCATCAGCCTTGCGATCTTATTGCGGCTGAGATGCGATTTTTCTGCATAAGCATTGATAATGGATTCTTTGACTTCGTCCAGAAGTGCGATGGCTTTCTCCATATCTGCCTTGTTGCCCATGGCACAGGTCATCGGATTGTGGCACATCAGCATTCCGGTCGGTGAAATCAAGGTTTCTTCTCCAGCCATCGCTACCACAGAAGCCGCAGAGGCGGCAATGCCATCGATCTTGACTGTGACCTTTCCCGGATGGTTTCGGAGCATGGTATAGATCTGACTGGCAGCAAACACATCGCCGCCCGGCGAGTTGATAAAGACGGTCACATCACCGCTGTGTTTTTGCAGTTCCGAGCGGAACATGGCGGGGGTGACGTCATCTTCAAACCATGTACTCTCCGCAATGGCACCGTACAAATACATCTCCGATGCACCGGTTTCTTCATTGCATACCCAGTTCCAAAAACGATTATTCTTCATGGGTCGTTTCCTCCTTTTCATTTTTCTTTGCAAATGCACCTGCATCAGCAAGCTTTGTAAATGAACCATTTACAAGATAGAGATTTCCGCCTTCTTCGGCAGGAATCATATTCATATCTTCCAGTTCACGAATATCGTTAGCAGACATCCAGCCATTTTGTCGTGCGGTAGCATATCCTTGCATTCTCGATGCGTAATCACCACGCAAGAGCCCCTCAACATTAAATTTGATGAAATACTTGCCTTTCTCTGAATCGGAAAGCAATGCCTTTTGTAGTCCCTGTTCCCAACGAACAATCCATGGGTCAAGACTGTACTTCACGAAATCCAATGACAGATGTTCCACGTTACTGAATGTTGCATGGTCTAAGTCACCGATCATATGGAGCGGCACTCGATACAGCCGTGCAATTTCCTCTACCTGAAACTTTCTGGTTTCCAGAAACTGTGCTTCATTATTGGGAATGGAAATAGGCGTGTATTTCATGCCCTCTTCTAAAATTGCGGTATGATGCGAGTTAGAACCGCCATAGGCACGCTGCCAGGCATCTCGTACCCGTTCCGGATTTTTAATGACACCCGGATGTTCCAATACACCGGATGGACTGGCACCGTTGGCGAAAAAGGTAGAACCATAGTCTTCACAGGCGAGGGAAATACCGATTGCATTCTTCGCAAGAGCAATGGGAGAATATCCTACCAAGCCGTCATACCCAAGTCCGGGAATGTGCAACACATCTTCTGCCTGCAGGACAATATCGCCCTGCTGTTTCAGGTTTGGATTGGCTTCATCGTAGCGGCTGTAGATGTAGACCAGACGGTTTCGCTGGTCACGGTCTACTCTGACCTTATCCGGCATCAGCGGATACAATCCCAAAACATCACCTCTGCCGTTTCGGATGATCTGTGCATAGGCATTACCGTAAATCAGTAAGTGGGACATTAAGGTCTCCCTGAAAACAAATGATGTCATTTCTGGATTTGGCTGATCGTGGAGCAAAAAATAGAGCGGGTGCTGCGGCACTCGCTCTTTTCCATTTTCGGTATATTGGTAAACGTGTAATGGCAGCTGGGCAATGGCCTCGGACAGAACCTTCACGCAGGCATAAACCACTGTGTGCTGCATGGCAGTGCGGTCATTAACTCGCTTACCACTGTTCGTTCGTCCGAAGAAATAGCTGTAGCTGGGGCTGTCATAGCTGTTGGTCGGCTTATCTCTGGACTTAAAAAGTCCGGTGAAAATTCCCATAAAAATCAACTCCTTCTTATATGATCAACATCTCCCTTGAATCATAAACCGACTTCTCAGACACACATCCACAGCGAATCGCACGGTCAAGAGCCATGATCATGGCAACCGCACCGTCAATCTTCTCTGTGGATTTTTCTTTGTCCGGTTTGATGTTTCCGGCAGGGTCACGGCGAATGAAAATGTTATCCATCATCCACCGAAGAACCGGGTGACCATTGTGGGAAAGGGTCTGTTCCAGAGTCAGTTTCATCAGTTCCTTGGTCGGTGGACTCATGTCTTTATATCCTTGTCCAAATTGTACCATTGTAAAACCCAGTCCCTCAAGGTTCTGCGACATCTGCACCGCACCCCAACGGTCAAATGCAATCTCTTTGATGTGAAACTTCTGCCCCAGTTCA